AAGATTTAACATTAGAATCAGCTAAGTTGCCCAAACCTACGGGTTGGAGACTTTTAGTTTTACCTTTCAAAATGAAAGAGAAAACCAAAGGTGGTATTCTTATAACGGATGACGTTATAGAACGTTCACAAGTTGCATCAACGTGTGGACTCGTTTTAGAAGTAGGACCGGATGCGTACAGAGATAAAAAAAGATTCCCTGAAGGACCTTGGTGTAAAAAAGGAACCTGGGTTATTTTTGCTCGATACGCTGGATCTAGAATGAAAATAGATGGGGGTGAAGTTAGACTGTTGAATGATGATGAAGTTCTAGCGACCGTGGAAAACCCTGAAGATATATTCCACGAAATTTAATCATAGGGAGGAACTATGCCACGAGAACTAGACAAAGGAGACGAAGAAAAAACAGATAATCTAATTGATGTCGGTGATGCTGATGAAAAAGCAACTGAAATTGATTTAGATAAAAAAGCAGAAGGAGGAGAAGTAAAAGATGAAAAAACTACTCAAGACAGTGATAAGCCCGCTGACACACCTGAGAAATTGGATGAGCCAGTGGATGTTCGAGATAGCAAGGACGACAAAGAACAAGCTACAAAGGAAGAAGTAAAAGAAGCAGAACAGAAGAAAGAAATGGAAGAGTATAGCGAAGGTGTTCAAAAACGTATCGCTAAACTTACTAGAAAAATGCGTGAAGCAGAGAGACAAAAAGAAGAAGCTGTTTCTTATGCTAAACGTGTGATGAGAGAACGAGATGAATTGACTCATACGGCTGTTACTTTAGATAGAGACTATGCCGTGGAAATGGAGAATAGAATCAAATCATCTTTAGCAGCGGCTCAAGCTAAATTAGGCGCTTCGAGAGAAGCAGACGATAAAAAAGCTGAAGTTGAAGCTTTAACGGCTATCTCACAACTAGGATATGAACTAGGGAAACTTGCAGAAATCAAAAGCAGACAAAAAATGGAAGAAACTGCTAAAGAGACTTCAAGAAAACAAGGACCTGCAGCTCAATATCCAACTCAACCAACGCCGCCACCAGATCCAAAAGCAGAGGGTTGGGCGGAAAAGAATGAGTGGTTTGGTAAAGATAATGCCATGACTTACACAGCTTTTGATCTACATAGAAAGCTTACTGAAGAAGAAGGGTATGATCCAAAGTCAAATTCTTATTATGAAGAGATTGATAAAAGAATAAGACTTGAATTCCCCCAAAAATTTGGTAAGGTAGAACAACAGATTAGTAAACCTACACAAAACGTTGCTTCTGCAACGCGTAGTTCAAAGACTAGTCGCAAAAGTGTGAGACTCACACCATCACAAGTAGCAATCGCTAAAAAATTGCGTGTGCCACTAGAAGAGTATGCAAGACAACTAAAACTCACGGAGGGAGAATAGCATATGAAAAACGAAGATAAAAAAACTACTTCCCGTGCGAGCCAGACTAGAGCTAAAACTTTACGTAAGAAAGTTTGGACTCCACCATCGTACTTAGATACGCCCAACGCGCCAACTGGATTCAGACACAGATGGGTTAGGGTAGAAATCATGGGATTTCTCGACACGAAAAACATACAAGGACGCTTAAGGTCCGGATATGAGTTAGTAAGAGCCGATGAATTTCCCGGAGATGACTATCCAGCAATACCAGATGGTAGATACGCAGGGGTGATCGGGCACGGAGGCCTTGTGCTGACAAGGGTACCTAACGAGATCGCGAAGCAAAGATCTGATTACTTTTCCAAAATAGGAAAAGATCAGATGGATGCAGTAGACAACGATTTAATGAAGGAACAGCATAAGAGTATGCCGATCAATATTGATCGACAGTCTCGTACAACCTTCGGTGGTAGGAAACGTTAATTTTTTAACAATTCAACCAACGAAATTTATATAAACCGTAGACTGCGGATAGTAGTCTACACAAGGAGAAAACTATGGCTAACCAATCATCAACTGGTTTCGGTTTGAGACCGTTGAGAAAAGTAGGGCAGACAGACAATAATGCTGGGTTAGGTGAATGGAAGAAAGCTGCAAGTGCTGCAGCAATCTACCACCATGAATTAGTGGCGATGCAGGCATCAGGATATGTAATATCAGCTGGTGCAGGCGGACCTTATTTATTGGGTTCACTTAATGGCAGTTTTTATACTGATCCTACTACAAGTAAGCCTACATGGTCTAATTATGCGCCCAACGTGGCTGCGAGTGATCACGTGTGTCTCATCAATGACGATCCTCAACAAATGTTTGAGATGATGACATTACTGACAAATTACACTCAAGCCGCTGCAGGAGCTGTTGCGGATATTATTGTTGGAACTGGGCAGACGACGTCGCCCTTTACCTCAAGAAATGTCCTAGGAACACAAGCGACAGCAGCAGATACGCAAATGAAGGTCTTAGGTTTAACGAGAGATACCCTTAGTCAGGATTTTTCAGTCGCAGGAAGCGTCTGGAGATGTATGATTAATGAGCATCTTCTTGGTAACAATAGTCTAGGCTTATAAGGAGAATAAATTATGGCAATATCACGTAATCAGCTAGTTAAAGAACTAGAGCCAGGTTTAAATGCTTTATTTGGCCTGGAATATAAACAATACGAAAATCAGTCGGCTGAAATATATACGACTGAGTCATCTGACAGAGCTTTTGAAGAAGAAGTTATGTTATCGGGATTTGCGAACGCCGATGTAAAAGGAGAAGGGCAAGGCATCGCTTACGATGACGCTCAAGAAACTTTTACAGCACGTTACACTAATGAGACTATCGCTCTAGCATTTGCGATAACAGAAGAAGCTATCGAAGATAACCTCTACGATAGAATTGCTTCTCGTTATACAAAAGCTTTAGCAAGATCTATGAGTAACGCTAAAGAAGTAAAAGCAGTTAATCCATTAATTAATGGTTTACCATCAGGTACCTTTAAGACTGGAGACGCTGTAACTTTATTTAGTACTCAACACCCGACGATTGCAGGAGTATTTAGTAATACTTTAGCAACAGCGGCAGATCTTAACGAAACGTCAATGGAGCAAGCTTTAATAGACATTGCTGCAATGACTGATGAACGAGGTCTTAAAATTGCTGCTAGAGGAGTGAAAATGATCATTCCTTCTAACACTCAATTTACTGCTGAAAGATTATTTAAATCTCAAGGCAGAGTGGGAACAGCTGATAATGACATCAATGCAATCAAATCTATGGGAATGGTGCCACAAGGTTATGTGGTTAACAATTTCTTAACTGATACTGATGCTTGGTTCTTAAAAACAGACGCTCCTAATGGACTTAAACACTTCACTAGGGCTCCTATTAGAACTGCGATGGAAGGTGACTTCGATACTGGAAACGTTAGATATAAAGCAAGAGAAAGATACAGCTTCGGCTGGTCTGACTGGCGTGGAATATTTGGCTCACCAGGAGCTTAATTATTAAGGAGGGCGTTCCTCGGAACGCCCTTTTTTACTTGCGTATACTGATAAAGATTAGTATATTCAAATTTCCTAGCATTAATATAGTTATGCAGACCAGCTAGGTGGACGATATAGAGACGGCATAACAAAAGGTCTATATGACCAAGGAGAAAACTATGGCTAAAACTAGCTTTGAAGGTCCGGTAAGATCGAAAGGTGGCTATAAGGTCTACAGCGTAGCTTCGTCTACGGGCGTGGATGCTGATAGAACCGTTCATGATCTAGGGATCAAAGACACAAGAAGATACTACTTAGAAGAATACTTTAGTAAAAGACCAGGTCTTAATGCTAACCTAGACCAAGCATCTACAGTTGAAGTTCAAAGGACTTTGAATCAAAACTTTGAAGTAATAGATGCCGCAAGTAACATGACTTCAGCGTTAGTTACTTTTCCTGCTACTTCATCTGGAGTTCTATGTACAACAGCAGGTTCAGATCAGGATCAGGCAATTATTATTCCACATTTGGATAATGATGGAACAGCGGACACTGGAGCAATTACAGCTTGGAGTGGTGTACAATGGGGAACTGAAAATGAAGTGCATTGGGAAACATCAATTATGTTGCCTGCACTTGATAACCAAAAAGTTTGGTGTGGATTAAAATTAACTAATGATCAATTAGTTGCAACTGATGCTAACCAAGCTTTCTTTAAATATCAAACAGATGCTACAAACAGTGAAGCCTTTAGTGATTTCGCTAAATGGCATTTTGTTCATAGTATTGGTGGCACTGATTATATTAGTGTATTACCAATTACTGTTGCAACAAATACACCCTATCACTTTAAAATTAAAATTGATAGCAATAGGAAAGCTACTATTTTTGTAAATGGTATACAGTATAATGTTACAACTACTGCTGGTTCTACTGGCGGTACGGCAGTAACGGCAGTTCAACCTAGTACAACAGCAGTTAAAACTGCGGCTTTAACCGATGATGTTGATTTCATTC